GCCGAATTAAACGTAGCCATTAGGCCACCTCACTTACGAAGACAATTTCAGAGTATATAGGAGAAGCCATTCACTAAATTTGCTCCCCATAAACAATGACTGTAAGATCTGCGCCATTGCCTGTAGCCCTCACGCATAGATGTTTCAATGCCGTAGTAGAAATAGCTTTCAATGCATTACTGCTAGTTCCAACAGATATATCATCTCCAACTTGTGTCCAATCAGAACTGCCTTCACTTCCTGGTTCGTCTTTTAACGATCCATAAACCTTAGCAACTGCCGCTACTGCACCATCGCTGTTGAATATCTGTATTGCATATCTATTGTACAATGCTACATCAAACTTATCTAAGACTGTTGTTTCAGAACCTCCCACAGCCGTTTCCGTATTGGAAAACGTCATTGCTGTGCGAGTTCTGTCTAGTCTTTTATTTGTCCGTACTACTGTAGATGCCATCAGTCAGCCTTCCCTTTCTTGGCCTTCTTATTCTTTTTAAGACCTTTAGGTTTCTTTAAGGCTTTATCTACTTTTTCTTGGATCTTGGATTTACGAGGTCGGCCCCTAGATTTAGAAGGTTTGACGTGAGTCTTAATCCCTGCCCCAACTTTAGGGGTAGAGTTTGACTCAACAACAAAATCTCTGTTTCCTTCAAGCGCTTTAGCGAGTCTTTCACTTTCAATTTCAACCGTTTGGTTGGGTCTGAAAGTAAGCCAGCGCCCAGAAGGTAACCTGCGGCGAGTGTACCGATTCCCATTATAGGTGATCTTGACCATTTAATTAGTCCTCCAATCACTCTATGCAGTTAAGTCTCGGATACTACCGCTAGTGTCTCTTCTGTAACAGACTAATTCACCTGCTGTAATGAATGCGTATTCTCTGCTGAGAACTTGCCTTACAGCCAAGTTAGTGTTGTCCACATAAGTTGTTGGTGCTGCTACTCTCATAGCTAAGCTTGCCATATCTAGTAAGTACATTCTAGAACCACCATCTTTTGGTACGTGTTGTGATAGGAAAATTGGTATTCCATCGTATGCACCGACTCGTGAATCAAAGTTCAAACCAGCTTCTCCAGTAACTCCGTTTACGTTAGCTGCACCAGTTGTTGGTAGATTGTAATGACTTGCTCCAGTTGTTGCTTGCATTAATTGTTTTAGATTCTGGTAAGTATCGTATCCAGTTAGAATAACTAGATCGTTGTAGTTTACTCCGTTCTCTAATAATCCTGCAATTCCTGCGTCAATATCTGCTAAAGCCAATGCATCGTTGCTTCCATCATCTGTGTAGTGAGTGTATCCTGCGTCAAACCAAGACTCGGTTGATATATCTTGACTGTACATATCACAATCAGCTTGATTGTTTGCTGGAGATTGTGCATCAGTTACATAAGCTAATGTTGCTGTTGCTCTATCTAATGATTCCAAATTGTCTGCTGCTGCTCCAGTTCCTGTTTCAACAGATGTTAATAGTTGTTGGTCAATGTAGAAAGCGTGTGCTTCTCCATTTTCTTTTCTCATAAATGCTGCTAAGTTACCAAGTCCGTCATCGGATTCGGATAAGATCTCAGCTTTTGAAGACATTTGCCACGGAGTTACAATTTCTTTTAGAGTTAGTGTAACTTCTGCGAGTTCTGGGTGGTCAGTCTCTGGGAATGCTCCACCTTCTGCAACTCCAGCGGTTGTTGTAGCTCTTGCTGTTAATGCTCTGAAACCTGATTGTGTCCAGGGTTCCTTCTTCAAAAGTTTAAAAACTTCTGACTTAGTGTTTAACTGACTATAAACTTTAGCACCAAACATGGTGTTTAATCCACCAGCTAGGCCAGTTGTGTCTATATTGTCGTCAGCTTTACTAATGCCGTATCTCTTGGATATTCCAAGTGTGCCGCCATAATAAGCGTTCACATATTCTTCCATATTCATTCCTGCCATATTTAGTTGTCTCCTATTGTTTCTTCAAGTTCATCCCATGTTTTGGAAACGTTGTTCCAATCAAAAGATTCTGCTTTAGGACTGTCATTTGCTGAAACAGGCGTAACCTTCGATCCAGCGTAAACGGATATTCCGTATTTCTTAAGTGATTTCATAACTACTTCTAAAGAAGGTTCTACTTCGGTTTCTGTTTCAGATTTCTCTGCTTCTTCCTCTTCTTTCTCTTCTTCTTCTTCCTTTTCTTCTGGAAGTGTCATTTCATCTAGTTTGGTCTGCATTGCTTTCATTTCTTCTGCAAGCATTTCTAATGTTAATGGTTCGTCTTCTTTGACTTCCTCTTCTTCAACAACATCAGGTAACTCTTCAGGAGAAATAACTTCAACTGTAACTTCTTCAGATTTAACTTCTTCTACAACTTCTGTAGCTTCTGTCTCTTCTGTTTTTTCGGTGCTGCATCCGCAGTCATCGTCTTTCTTAGCCATAATTGCTATTTTGTTAGTTTCGTTTATAAAGTTATTTGCTTTGTCGGCTTTGGCCATTGCAACGTCTGTTACAGTAGCTTCTACGTTAGCAGGATTATCTCCCACCCAGGATACAGACCATAATCCAAGATCATTTATTTTATTAAAGCAAGTATCCGCTCCATCTGGGCAAACCATATCTTGAGATAATGTTTCTCCCCTAATGCTGCTTGCTCCTTTTGTTCCAAAGTCTTTAATCTCTTTCCAAACATTATGATGCATTTCTAACTGATCATGAATTCCATACTTTACTTTTATTTTGCCATCATCAATCTTGTAAGCTAATGGTAATCCTATTGGTATCTCTTCATGTTGATAAGAATAAACTCCGTACTTCATATAAAAATCCATTGACTCTTCTAATACATTAGTAGGGATTAAATCATTCTGTTTATCTATAATAGGTGAATTAATGTAGGTCTCCATGACTCTATCATTGTACCATTCCTTGCGATAAACTTTCCAGCCTGTAGTCTCGCCTGCCATAATAGCATTTGATATTGCTACTATTTATTTGTAACTGTTATGTCGGCTTATAAGTTTTGTTTAAAGAACTCAGCCACTCTTCTTCGGTTGTTTTCAAAAGCTGGTCTCATAAACGGTTTTGGACCGCCATTGGGACCAGTGCCTTCTGGTGAACCATACTCAACATGAGGCGCATACTTTACATTGGTACCAATTACTTTTACTAGAAACTCTCTTTTGACGTTAATAGAGCCACGCAAACGGCCTGTATCTACTGGAACAATACGTTGAGCCTCCAGAGACATTGCGTCTGCTGTATCGTCTAACGCAGCATCAAGAACTTCTGGATGTTCATCTGCTATCTTTTGTAATATAGATTTAAACTGATCCCCACCCTTGATTGTAATTCCCATTAGTGGCCTAGAACTTCATCAACACTAGCATCGCCATACTTGTCTTTCCATTTCTTTTCAATAATCTTCTTACCCTTTTCATACATTGCCATTCGTCTAGCTCTATTGGCTTGTTTACGAGCTACTCTATCGCCCTGCTTCCACGCTAACTCATTTGTACAGGCTTGACAAAATCCAGTACTAAGAATGTGTACTGACATTGGGCCTGCTCTACATTTTTTACAACTACTCATTTTAAATTACAAGTGCAACCGTCATTGTCAACTCCTGTCCATCCGCAATAACACGGGTCGCACTCTTTCTCCTGGTTTATTTTTCCGTTTCCATGATGTCCATAACGATCATTAGAAATATAAATTTTTATATGATTAGGCATTCTACTCATGGAACCCTCATCAATACTGTCCTTTGATTTGGATGCAACAACGAGTTCCCTCGTAAGGTAAATCCATAAGTTGCTCCTATTAATTGTTGTAACTCTATTAAATCATTTATTAATAATCCTTTAGGGTGTGAAGCTAACTCGCTTGCTATCTCTTTGTGTGCTGCACAAGTTCTAGCTCCTGATGCTACAACTAAAGTATAACGAAAAGGTTTCTTTCTTATTTTTTCTTGCTTCTGATAAGATGCCAATCTACCTTCATTAGTAACGTTAGTTATTTCAGTTCTTGCTATTCTAGTCAATTTGTAAGTTTCTTGATTAATTACTTTTTGCATTTCTGCAACTGTACTTGGGATGCTTCGACCTTCAACAATAGAATCTGCAATTACTTGATTTAATTTAGTAGATAATACTGTAGACAATTCATTATAGTTATTTGTTTGTACACTACCACTTTGTAATACCAATATTGCTTCTTCATCTACTTGGTCAAAATCTATTTTAAATGTATCTGCTTTATATACTAACTTAGTTGTTTCTTCTTTTTCAGTACTATAACTTAGGGACTTTTTATCATCTACTGCATTTATTTGACGAACTCTAGCCTTTGCCCAAGAGTATCCTGCATCGCCTCCCCAAAGTAAATGAGCTACATATCCTGCACTTGGATTATGTTCATTACCCCAATCTTCACCTTCCCTATCTGATTGATGTCTATCAAAAAAAGCCTTCATTCTTTTACAAGTCTTAGGAGATAAGTTAACTCTGTTCTTAATATCTCTAGCTCTTGCAACGCCAACTTCTGTTCCACCTCTACCAAACTCTCTACGATATTCTAACCCTTTAGCTGCTTCTTTTGCCATTGCTGCTGTAGGTTTAAAATTAATATGTGAATACTTATCTTGTTTTTCTATAACTTTTACTCGATCTTCTGCTGCCGCAGATTTAAATCCATGAATATATGCCTCTCTTAATTCACTATTTACTAAACTTTTAAGATCTTGAACCAAGCCAATCATTAGCATTGGTAACATCTCATTTATCTCAGAATATGTTTTAGCAGTACGAAGTCGATTGACTTCTCGCTTTATTGTTATTGCTAGATTGTTATCTAAGGCTGATACAAGTCTGCTTGTTCGCTTGGCTCCTCGGCCTCCTGCGACGTTGGCAAACTTGCGAAATCTGTTTGTGGTAATATTAATTCTCCTTCTTCATCTAAATCTACAGTAATTCCTACAGCTTGGAATGAAGCAATTACATTAGCTTTAATTTGCAAGTTAGCAAGATGTTGTTGCTCATTACGTTCATCAATGTCATTGAATACTACTTTCCAATCTGTTATTTTTAATAAATCTATTAAAGGATTAAAGAATCCATTTACTAATATCTGTTGTGTTTCTGCAATAGTTCTGTCCATCATAGACAACTGCTCACCTTCTGCATTCAATCCACCTACTCCAGATACATCACCAACTGCTAAAGGCATTACTCCATAAGTTGCATTAATATCTGAGTTTATTTTATCCATATACGGGATCATACCAGATTCGTTTTGACTAGGCATAATAGAAACAAACTTAGCTCCTGACTGTCCTTCACCAGAAGATATAATTGGTACAAAGTTAGGATTGCGTCTAGTCTCTTCTGCAATATATTCTCCTAATCGGTTTAATGCAGTTTCATCCAGGTTAGGAATATCAAGGAAACCTTTAGGTGGTCTTTCTAATCTAAACAATTTATTTTGATAAGCTTCAATCGCTAATGCAGTCTCTATTTTTTTCATTAGACCTACAATAGGTGATTGTCCATACAATCTAGCTGTAGAACTGTATTTGTTAAAATGCATGATCTCATCTCTTGCAAAAGGGATGTCACCTTCTGGGTCTTCAAATGTATAAGCCACTGGTTCTAATTTAGTTCCACATTCTGAGCAAGCTGTTCCATTTGCAGTTCTTCTACAAGAAGGACAAAATGTATCTTCAGTTTGAAACTTACCAAATCTATCAGTGTTAAATCTCATTTGTTTAGAATCTTCAACCCATAATTGTGATACTTGTTTACCTAGTATTTGCCCAGATTCATTTTTTACATAATCATAAACTACAGAAACCCAAGCATCATCAAAGACTTCTAGCTGTCTAATAAGAGCTTTACAAAATTCTTCTCCTGTAATGTCGCTTTCTCCTGAGCTTGGATCAACTAATAAACGTTCTAACATCACTCTCTGGTCTTCACTAGGATTCTCAACTGTCTGTTCTAATCTGTAACCTTTTGCTACAGTTTGTGAAGCTATACGATTAACAACAGTTTGTAAATGTGAATAGTTAGTTGCTAAATCTTCTAAGTGATGTAAATCATAAACTGGGTAAATACGCATTGGCCCTGTACTTCCCATTGCAGGGGCCATATCATATACTGGAGTTCTTGCTTCTTTTTCTAAACCATTTTGGTTGTTGTCTAAGTAAGCCTGAACGCGACTTCCTTTTGGCTTGCTCCTAAATCTGTCAAAAAATCCCATGCTACCAGTCTGG